ATACCCAACATACCAAAGCATCAAACTGACATTGTTCTAGTGGCACTTCTACAAGATCATTAATATAGCCTTCATACTCAATCATTTCTTCTTGTAGCATATATTCAGCTTCGTCTTGATTAATTTTGTCGCCTTCTTTAACGTCTTTTGTATGACCATAACCTATAGTCCAAACGTCTACAGAATCTTGATAGGCTTCTAAACGACAGCCTTCGTAAGACTTAATTAAAGATATGCCTTCTTCAGATATTTGCATTTTTACTTGTCATCACCAGAATGTGATGCTCCAAAGTAAAAACTAATAATAGCTGACGCTAGACCACCTAAGTAGCCGAGAACCAGGTTGACCAAAGCCTCTGAGTTGGCTTCTGGGGGTTGGAGGGTTATAAGAAAGATATATCCCAAGAAACCACCCAATGTAGCAATACCTATAATTCTAGTTGTCCAATCTTTAGAAAAAGTTTTTCTAGCATCTTGAGTATCTTGTACTTCTAGTTTAAATACATCTACCTCTAGTTCTTTCATTTGTATTTCAAACTCAGCTTCAGCTTTTTTAAGTTCAAGCATTTGTTCAGGTGTGGCATTGTCTATAGCTTTCTGTATTTCTTTAGGTTCGTTCTTACAACCTAATACATCTGCAATCATGTTTGCAGCCATACCGCCCATAGGCCCACCTAATGCTGTGCCTAGAGTTGGTGCTACTGATCCAACTAAATTTTTAAGTAGTGCTTTCATCTTTCTTATCTTTCCTTTGATCTAAAATAAACTTCCAAAAGGCAGCGGTTTGTTTACGCTTATCCTCTTGCGTTGCCTTTTTCTTAGGCATTACTTTTTCTTTTTATATACGGTTTTTTTAACTTTTCTTTTAGGTGGTCTACCTCTTTTTCTTCCGTATGTTCCTTTACCTTCAGGCATGATTTCTCCTTATATTGTATAAACTTGTAAAGGCTTTTCTTTGCCCTTTACTTGTAATGGTTCTAATAATTTTAACTCATAATCTGATTTTATGGCAGTATTGTAGCCAATTAATAAATCTACCCCAGCTTCTTTTGTACCACTTTCTAGTCTAGCCCCTGTATTTACTGCATCTCCTATAGCTGTGTAATCAAACCTTTGTTCACTACCCATGTTGCCAATAACCGCATATCCAGTATTAATACCAATACCAATAGCTACAGGTGGTAAGTTTTTTTCTGCCATCTCTATGTTTAAATCTTCCATATTTTTTTGTATATCCAAAGCACAGTCTATGGCTTTGTTTTCGTGAAAGTCTTGATCTAATGGTGCATTAAATATTGCCATCATTGCATCACCAATGTATTTATCTACCATACCACCATGTTTCTGAACTGCAGATTGTTGTGCAGTCAGAGCTTTATTCATAATGTAAGTTACTTCTTCGGGTTCAAGGGTTTCTGACATTGAGGTGAATCCCCTAACGTCAGTAAATAAAAAGGTAGCATATCGTTTTTCTCCTCCTAGCTTTAATAAACTAGGATTGTTTTGTAATTGTTTAACTTGTCTAGGATCAAGATAATGTTCAAATTGTTTCTTGATCTGTTGTCTTAGTTTATATTGTTCTCTAAATCTTAGATAGAAGGCTGTAGATGCAGTTATAAACTCTGCAATCAAAGACCATGTTACATCTATTAATATGCCTTGTTGTACTGTCCAATAGCCATAAACACCCGTAGCGGTCATTATTACTAATGCAGTAGATACTCCCAAGGTTATACCTAAAAGATTCAATACAGACCATATAAGTATTATAGAAGTGGCTAATATTAATAACTCTACAAATAACGAATAGTCAGGTATATACGGACTGTCTTGTATCAATATAGATTCTGCTAGTGCTGCTTGTATTTTGTGTGGTTCTAGTAAACCAACTGGTGTGGATAACTGTGGCATAACACCGTTAGCTGTCACTCCTACAATTACAAATTTATCTGCTACATCCATTTCTTGTAATGTTGTGGAAGGTGTACCAACCCAGCTAATCCATTTACGACCTAGTGAATCTACAGAAACAGGTGGCAATCCTCTAACCCTTATTTCTTCTAGTCCATTGTCATTTGTTTTAATTACATAAGTATCTGCTTGTGCCAATACCTTTAATATTTGTATGCCAAACGCGGGTGTCCAACCATCGGGTGTACGCATCAATAATGGCAGTCTTCTTGTTAAACCATCTACATCTATCGGAGCAGATGATATGCCTTGATAGGCTTTTTGTTTCAGTATGTCTATATTTTGTGTAGAGCCTTTTAACATTACACCGCCTATATCGTCACCAAGGATAACCGTTCCTGTGGTTTGCGGATATTGTTGATTGTCTGTTTCAAACATAGCCAAAACACTTGGGTGTAAACTTAATGAATGAGCAAATACTTCGTCACCACCAAAACGATCTGGTTCGCTAAATGCTATAACGTAACCAACACCCATAGCTCCACGCTCTAATAACTCTAAGTGTATTTCCGCTAATTGATCTCTAGGAAAAGGCCATCCACCTTCTCGTTGTACGTCTTCTTCTGTAATGTCTAATGTTACAAATAAATTGGATGTAGGTTGTTCTTTTACCCAAGCATCAAATACTTTTAATTTAAGTATTTCTAGTGGTGTAAGTTGGTATATAAGAGGTAAGGTAAGTAATGCCAATAAACTTAATAACTGTAACTTCTTCATCCCGATCCTTGCTTAATTGTTATTGTTGTTGACGAACCACCATTAATTTTAACTGTATTTGTTACACCGTCTTGTATCAGTATAACTGTATAACTGCCTGAACCGTCTAAATTTAACTTTGCACTTTGACTGACTGATCTGGTTAAACTAATGTTTTGACCAGATACTATTGTTGTTATTTGTGTGTCTTTATCTTGACCTATCTCTGTACCAACAATACGAATACCCACACCACCTTGTTTAAGTGCATCTTCTTCTTTAGATATAGCTAGTGCATCTAGTACGTTAAGCAAGTCTTCTAAAAAGTTTACATCTAAATAATTGATGTCTAGTTCTGTAAACTCAAGGTCTGCTTCTGCATCTAAGAAATCTTCGTTTAGATAATCTATATCTAAGTCGTTAAAATCTAAATAGTCAGCAGATGCTTGTGTTTGTGTTTCTTCTATTTGTTGTTCTACTTCTTGAGGTGGATTAACTATCAGCATATTGTCTATAAGGTTTAACGATATATCTAAAGTGACTGGTTTAGTTGGATTGTTCTCAAACACAGACACCGTAGTTGCCTGGTAGGGTTTATTAAGTGTCACACTACCCATAGCTGTAGCTACTATTATTTCACCACTAGATATGCCATTTTCATCTGGTAGTAATATAACAAGACTTCTACCTAGTTCGTCTACTGTACAAGTAAAGTCTGTACCACGAATAGCAATATTCGCTGTCGGTGTGCGAATAGATATATTGCTTTTGTTATTGAATTTACCTGTAATAAACCTTGCTGTACCACTAGCAAACTTCAAAGCCATTTTAGATTTAGAGGGGTCTGGGTCATAAATGTATTCGTCTATAACCAGTTTAGAGTGTTCGGTTAATTTAACTGTAGAGTCATCTTCAAAGGTTATAGCAACTCTGCCCGCTTCTGTGCGGACATCATCCATTTGTTGTATGTTGAATTGAAGTTCAGCTCCGTAAGCCTTGTCTCTAAGAACTTGTGCGTTACCTCTAACTTCAGAGATAGAGCCTATCTCAACAGACGAATGAAGTAGTTGCGTCTGACTGAGTAACACAGACAGTACCGCTAGACCCAACAGATGTAATCTTAAGCCAATCATTATCAGATGTAGATTCCTGATCTATGTTAAATGTTCTTGTGCTGCCAGTATGATCTAAGTAGAAGTAGCCTCCAGCATAACCATCTCCATCGTAGGTGACAACATTATCATCTCCATCGATGTCCATGTAATTAGTTGCTCCATCTACATCTATAGCTGCTGTAATATTGTTACCACCACCTTGCACAGTCCAATCTAAGTCTAAGTTTGCTGCTAGTGCAGTCATAGCATGATTAAGAGTCATGGTGTTTGTATTACCTGTTACTTGTACGTTTACGTTAGAACCATCAGCTCCAGTAGCATTGGTTTCGTCTGTAGACATATTAAAAGTATTACTGTCACCTATAAATGAAAAGTAACCTGTATAAGTATCTGCCCATATATCACCTAAGAATTTATTTGTTGAACCCTTCTGCAATATATCCAAGGTCATGGT